ACACTTGATCGCAAACATCAAGTCATACAATGCAGACAAGATATAAATAGCATGGGAACTTACGTAATCATATCATGTGACAAGGGCATGTGATTGTAGAACATTCTAGAAAGACATGTGATCATGGACTAGTAGTGTACAGCCACTTGTAAAAGTAGTATAAGTAGGTAGACAATCTAACGAGGAACTCTATCGAGTTCTTCCTAAACACTCACCTCGAGTGGTCCTTGAGTCGTCAAGACTTAGTGATAACAAAAGAACTCGATTCCACTCCTGAGCACTGATCACCTCGATCCCTGCTCATACTTGTTCAAATGTGCAGTTGGCTTAATTCCGGCGCTGCGAGCAAGTACCCCTACTACCACTTAACTCTTTCATCACCCTCGCTAGTGAGCACAGCGCTCACAAGCATCTTGGATAGTGGGCCCTAGCTATAAAGGGGACTTCTCAGTCAGGAGAGACTGAGGGAGGAAACAGTATACCAAGTCTGGGTGTGTAGTCGAGTCCTGACCTTCAAATCAGACCAGTTATCTACCACTCTTCTTTGTATAAGCCTTGTGCTGTTGTCCATTGTGATGGGTACACGCAGAGGATCAACAGTTACTTCTTAAAAAGGCCGTTTAGTTTAGGGGTTCCCTTCTTAGGGGCAATTGTTTACACTTTTGATTAGGACAGTAGTCAGTAAGGCAATAGGAGTCTAGACAGGAGAAGATTGTGCTCCCTGTTAGACGTAGCCTTAAGTTTGCCCTGGACCAAGGAACTGAATCCGAGTATGAATCATCATCCTCCCCCTCACTATCACCATCACCACTACCACCGCCCTATGACATGTCACAGCAACAGCAACAGCAACAACAGGAGGAACCATCCTAGGCACCCACCCCCGCCAACCACCACCACCAACTAGAGAGGAGCAGCTCCTTGCTATGATCGCCACCCTGTAGCAGCAGGTTAACACTATGCTCCTCTAGCAACAAGGGAGTCGAGTAGAGGTCGCAAGGCCTCAAGTATTCAACGGAAGGATGGAAGAGGTGAGCGCATTCATCAATGTGGCTTGCATATATATCAGAATGAAGATGTCAGAGGAAGCAGCAATGACCCAGGTGGCCTGGGTATTGTCATACATGCAGGGGGGAGTAGCAGAGGCATGGAAAGACAATTTAATGGATGAGCTAGCGAAGGAAGAGTCGGAGGTGGAATCAGTGGAGCAGTTGTTCACAAAAATCCAGAACGACTTTGGAGAAACGTCAGAAGAGGAAAGGAAGATAGAACAGGGAGGGAGGACATGCGACAAATATGTCCAAGAATTTAAAAAGGTTGCTAGGGGGAGTGGCTATGAGAGACGACCCCTCATTGAAGAGTTTAAAAGAGGGTTAAATGGAGTAATAAGGAGGAAGTTGGCAGAAGCAGAAGAACCCCCGACCACCATAGGAGAGTGGCAAGAGAGGGCAGTAAGGTTAGATAGGAATCAGAGACAGAGCAGGACGGAAGAAAGAATGTTGGGGAGGAATACGGCGTACCCAGGGGGAAATGTGCAGCCAAGGAGAGGTTTTGGGGGAGGATTGTATGGAGGAAAAGGGGGGCAAATAACCTGGCGGGCAGGAGTTCCGCAGACAGGAGGAAATAGGGGAGGAGAGGGAAATACATTTAACAGAGGGGGATATCAAACAGGTCCATGGAGAGACCCAAATGCAATGGATGTCGATAGGGGGAGGGGAGGAGATAGGATGTGTTATCATTGTAGGAAGTTTGGCCATATGGCCTGAAACTGTTGGGAAAGAAATAAGGCGAGAGTAGTGGAAAGGCTGCAAGAGTCGGCAAAAGAAAATGAAGGACAGTGAGCTCTCGGCTGGCCTCCAATAATTTGTACAGTGTGTTACGCCCAGAAAAACTGGGCAATAAATTAAATTGTCAAAAGAACACTAAGAGAGCAAGAGATGTGCAGCGCACATTACGGCCGCTAAGAGAAGTATGGATGAAGGTGGGGTTAGAAAAGCTAGAAAGTCATGAAGGGGTAGCAGTAAGAGCTCTACTAGATAGTGGGGCAACAGGTCTATTCATAGATATGACCTTTGCAAGAGAAAAGGAGTTTAAAATGGAAAGAATGAAGAATCCTCTACTGGTCAAAAATGTAGATGGAACAGTGAATGTGGGGGGAGCAATAATGCACCAAGTCGAGTGCAATATGTTCTTCAAAGGACATGTGGAAAGAGTTAGGATGGATGTGTGTAATCTGGGGAAAACCGAGGTTATCTTAGGGATGCTGTGGCTAGCAGCCTATAACCCAGAAATAGATTGGGAAAAAGGGGAGGTAAAGATGACGAGGTGCCCACCCATATGTGGAAAGAGGAAGCAGGAGGAGAAGAAGAAAGAAGTAAAGAAGGTAGAAAAGGATGAGGACAAAGAAACACTAAGGAAGTTGATACCCAAAAGGTTTTGGAAATGGAAGAAAGTCTTTGGGAAAAAGGAATCAGAAAGAATGCCAGTACAAAAGGCCTGGGACCACACAATAGAGTTGAAAGAAGGGTTTACCCCAAGGAAGGGGAAGGTATACTCATTGTTGAGAAAGGAAAGAGAGGAGGTACAAGCATTTGTAGAGGATCAGCTAAAGAAGGGATATATTCGACTATCCAAGTCACCTCAGACATCGCCAGTACATTTTGTAGCAAAAAAGGATGGAAAGCGAAGAATGGTACAAGACTACCGCCACGTAAATCAGTGGACAATAAAAAACGGATACCCTCTACCTCTCATTGCTGACATACTAGACGGAGTAGGAAAAAGGAAGGTCTTTACAAAGCTAAATCTAAGATGGGGGTATAACAATGTCAGGATAAAGGAAGGAGACAAATAGAAGGCAGTGTTCACAACACACATAGGAGCCTATGAACCCACAGTCATATACTTTGGACTAACAAACTCCCCCGCTACCTTTCAGACGATGATGAATGACTTGTTTCGTGATCTCATAAACCAAGGAGATACCGCCACCTTTATTGACGACATCTTGGTAGCTACGGACACAGAAGAGGGACATGATGAACTAGTAGACAAAGTGCTCAAGAGACTAGAGGAGAATGATTTGTTCATAAAACCAGAGAAATGCAAGTGGAAGGTTAGAGAAGTAGAATTTCTGGGAGTAGTAATCAGCCCGAAAGGTGTGGAAATGCAAAAGGAAAAGGTGGAAGGAGTCCTCAACTGGCCAGCACCGAAAAACGTCAAGGAAGTACAAAAGTTCCTAGGCCTCGCCAACTATTATAGAAGGTTCATAAAAGACTTTGCTAAAATAGAAGCACCACTACATGTGCTGGTCAGAAAGGAGCAAAAGTGGAAGTGGGAAAAAAAACAAGAGGAAGCATTTGGAAAGCTCAAAGCAGTGTTCACTACAGAACCAGTCTTAGCAATTCTAGACATAGACAAAGAAATGAGAGTGGAGGCGGACGCCTCAGACTACGCAACAGGAGGAGTATTGTCGACGAAATGCGAGGATGGAAAGTGGAGGCCAGTAGCTTTTATCTCCAAATCATTAAACGCTACCGAATGTAACTATGAAATCCATGACAAGGAGATGCTAGTGGTGATTAGGTGCCTCGAAGCATGGAGGCACTATTTAGAAGGAGAAAAACTGGAATTTGAAATTTGGACGGACCATAAGAACCTCCAATACTTCATGACAAACCAAAAGTTAAATTGAAGACAGGCATAATGGGCTTTATACCTCTCGCGATTTAACTTCACCTTGAAGCATGTTCCAGGAAAAAGCATGGGAAAGGCAGATGGACTAAGCAGGAGACCGGACTGGTAAGAAGGAGTGGAGAAGGATAACGAGGACTGGACGTTGATAAAGCCTGAATGGGTTAGAGGAGCAGAAACGATAGTGGAAGAAGGTAACTTGAGGGAAAGAATAAAAACGGCACAAAAGAAGGATGAAAGAATGGTAAAAGCAGTAGAAGAATTGAAGAAAGCAGGAGTAAAAACGCTGAGGGATGAAGAATGAGAAATAGAGGATGGGGTAGTGCTAAAAGAGAGAAGAATATATGTACCAGAAGGGGAACTTAGAGGAGAAATAATACAGTTGCACCACGACACCCCAGTGAGAGGACACGGAGGAAGGTGGAAGACAACAGAACTGGTCACCAGGAATTATTGGTGGCCAGGAGTAACAAAAGAAGTGAGGAGATATGTGGATGGATGCGATGCTTGTCAAAGGTACAAGAACCGAAGTGAAGCACCAGCAGAAAAGCTCATGCCTAACACAATCCCAGAAAAACCGTGGAGTTACATCTCAGCAGACTTCATTACAAAGTTACCATTAGCTTAAGGATACGACGCCATTTTAGTAGTATGCGACAGGTTTAGTAAAATGGCGCACTTCATAGCAACTACAGAAAAGACGTTAGCAGAAGGACTCGCAAAGCTGTTTCGGGATCAGGTATGGAAGCTGCATGGGCTTCCAGAAAGCATTGTATCAGACAGAGGGGCACAGTTTGTGGCAGGAATGATGAAGGAGTTAAACAACTTGCTGGAAATTCAAACAAAACTATCGACAGCTTATCACCCACAAACGGACAGGCAGACAGAAAGAATAAACCAGGAGTTAGAACAGTATCTAAGGGTTTTTATCAACCATAGACAGGAACAGTGGCCGGATTGGTTAGGAATGGCAGAATTCATGTACAACAGCAAAGTTCACACGGCAACAAAAATATCGCTATTCAAAGTAAACTATGGCCAAGACCCAAGGATGGGATTCGAGGGAAGAAGGAAGAGAAAGTATGAAGTAGCAGGAAAGTTCGTAGAAAAGATGAAGAAAATCCAGGAGGAGGCAAAAGCGATGCTAGGGAAAGCGCAGGAGGAAATAAAGAAGTTTGTGGATAGGAAACGAGGAAAGGGTGAAGAATACAGAGTAGGAGACTTGGTGCTGCTAAGCACAAAGGACCTGAAATGGAAAATGAAGGGGAAACGATCGGAGAAGTTGACGGAGCGCTTTGTAGGCCCCTATAAGATTAAGGGAATCTCCAGTAACGCGGTAGAGCTGGAGTTGCCTAAATCAATTAAAATACACCCTGTAGTGAATGTAAGTAAAGTACGACTATACAAACCACAGGTAGAGGGGCAAAAGAAGACACCACCAAAACTGGTCATTATCAAGGGAGAGGAAGAGTTTGAAGTGGAGAAAATCTTGAACAAAAGAGTAGTATGGGGAAAAGAGAAATTCTTAGTATGATGGAAAGGGTATACAGCAGAGGAAGACACGTGGGAAAGTAGGGAGAATTTGGGAAATGCAAAAGAGCTGGTAGAAGAGTTTGAAAGGGAGTATAGGGAAGAGGCAGAAGAACTTAGGCGACAGGAGCTGAAAGAAGAAGAGAAGGAATTTAGCCGGGAGTTACCAAGGGAATTCACAGCTAAACTACTATATGGTTGGGGGAAAAAGAGATATGAACAGGAAAGGGAGAAGAGATGGGATGAGAACTGGAATCAATGGAAAAATTTCTCAGGATGAGGAATCTTGAAGAGGGGGCCATGTTATGAGAGCCCCAAGAAGGAACAAGTTTCCCACGCATTCAAACACTTGATCGCAAACATCAAGTCATACAATGCAGACAAGATATAAATAGCATGGGAACTTACGTAATCATATCATGT